ATAAACACAGCCAAATAGAAAGCCTGGATAATTGGATCGGCTGGAATTATCTCACGGGTGTTCGCAAGTGGAGCCCGGACGAGACAGCCTATGCGCTCCACCTCAACCTAAGGCGGCTTACTGAGTGGATTGGTGCTCGCTCCGCGGTAATGAATAAGCTGATGAAAGCTCATCCCAAGAAAGTCGAGGCAATAATAAAAGAGCTCAACAAACGATTCCCGAGAGAAGTAAAAGTAAAACCGAAGCTTCCAAATATCCCTATCAAACGAGTCATAGAGATGTTAGAAGAAAAATACACAATCCCGGAGATGGCAAAGAAACTCAGGATTAAGCCGGATAAATTCAGGGCTTGGTATAACGCAAATTTGCCTGATATAAAAGCGCAGATAAAAGGTAGGCCCCGGTTGATGGATGTGGATCCATTCTATAATAGATAACAGCAATTAAATATATGATTTACAACCCATAAGCAAGGGGGAACTTTAAATGGAACTTAGAACGGACAGATATACCCTGAAGGATTTGATATTCGGAAGCGATGAAAAGAAAATTGCTTCCCTGAAAGATACAGATCCAACTAAAGCTAAAAAATGGGCTGGCCTCGCCCAGCGTTTACATAAAAAGCTAGAAGACATTGAGTTTATTCGGAAAGCAATCCCGATTGATCCCAAAGACATCAAGATTGAAGAGGGGGAGAGGGCTGCGATTCGCCTTGTCTCGACACCTCACCTGGATAGGGATGGCGAAATACTTATCCCCACCGGGGCTATCTTAGACGACTTCATGGAGTCACCTGTAGTCTTATATGCTCATGATTATCATGGCTTGCCAATTGGCTCAGATCAATGGATAAAACCTACAGATAAGGGTGTCCTGGCTAAAACTGAATATGCCAAACATCAGTTTGCAGAAGATGTTTATCAGTGTGTTATAGGTAAACATCTTAGATCAAATTCTGTTGGGTTTATTCCCGTTGAGCGAGTAACGCCGGATGAAAAGGATGCATTTGCAAAATGGCAAGGTGTCCTTGAGAAAGACTATGATATCAGCCTCGATGAAAGCAAGGGGGCTTCGGCAATTTATACAAAATGGATTATGCTTGAACATAGCGATGTCCCCGTAGCATCAAATGCCCAAAGCCTTAATCTGGCCTATGGGAAGGGTGAGCTGGCTATTAAATCCAAGCGACTGATTGAGGACTTGGAAATTGACATCGACATCGAGATAGACGAGGAAATCGAGATTGAGGTTGAAGATGTGGATACCGAGGAAGACGCTACCGTTATCATCAAAACCGATGGTTTTTATCAGGTGGTTGCAATTGATGATCTTGATGAAATTGAGGTTGAGGAAATTGATGAGATTGAGGAAAAAATTATTCCCGAAGATGATCCAAAGAGTGAATTTGCCGAAATTAAATCGATTCTCCTAGAGCTCAAAGAGGGCCGGGTCTTGTCAGCGAAAAATCGTACCCTTATCAAATCAATCCTTGATTCGATTGATGATCTAAAGGGAAATCTTGAGGAGCTCTACAACGCAACCGAGCCTCCCGGTAAAGAGGAAATTGAGGTAGAGATTGAAGATGAAAAGGAAATCACCTTCGATATCGACAAGAAGCAATTAGAGGTTCACAAGAAAACACTCGGTGAAATCCTAACCAAAGAGGATGTAGAGACAGCGTTTCTCAATAGCCTGAAGAAGCTGAAGGGCAAGGTTGACTAACCTCGATGATTATTCACGAGGCTAAGTGCCCTGGCTGTGGGCATGTTGCCATATCAGATAAACCAGTTGAGGGGCAACAGATAAGGATTGTATGTCAAAATTGTGAGACTCCATTCACCCTCATTGATCACGAAATTGAGCAGAAAGCCACAGAGGAGTATTTCCGATTAGCAAAAGATCACGATGAATCAAGTGGTGTGATATAGGGACGGTAGCTCAATCGGTACAGAGCATTCGGCTGTGGCCCGGAAGACTCAGGTTCGATTCCTGGCTGTCCCTCCAATTATAAAGGATTAACATATGCCAACTGGAAGCCAAAAAAAGAGCGGTGGTACTAAAAAAATAGGTCGCAATAAGACGAAATGTACTGCATATCACATGCTCAAGAAGCGCGAGAAGTCTCATGTGCGAAGGATATTAAAGCATATGGAGAAATATAAGGATACTACTCAGGGGACGAAAGAAGCCTTGAAACGGTATCGGGCTTTAATATAAGGGAGGAGAAGATGAATACAAAAAACCTGCTTTTATATTTAGCGGTAAGTGAGAAGCTAAGGCAGGCAGAAAATGAGAGGGAGGAAGCACAGCAATGGTTTAATTGTGCTTATCTTGATAATCAAGATGAGCAGAAGCGACTTGATGGCACTACAAATAAAGTTCACCGATTAAAACAAAAAGCTAAAAAACTTGAAGAGCATATCGGGCTTTAATTTAATTATGTTGCGGATGGGAGGCGTGGTGTCTCACTGGCCTCATAAGCCAGATTAGCCCGGTTCGACTCCGGGATCCGCTATTCAAATTTAAGTGAGGTGAGATATGGAAAATATGGAAGGATATTATACGAAGTATACGGAGTATTCGGATGCTGGGGACACAGGCGGAACAACCACGATTGATCCGCTTTCTCATTATGCCTATGGCTATACCTGCCCTCATTGCAAGGCATGGGTTCCGACTGGTGGATATCATGAATGCTGGGGCGATTATCCTTGGCATTATACCTATTCGACTAATCCGGAGAATAAGACCGAGAAAGCCTTCAAGATTCTCAAAGCGTTGGTAAAGGATGGGATTATCCCCGAGCCTAAATCGTTCAAGGCGTTCTGTGAATTGATTGAGAAGATAGCAAAGGCAGTCTGATTAACCAAGCTCCATTTCAATACCCGTAGTTGTCATATTTGTCAACTACCCGAAATGAAGTGTATTAATCATGCTGGCTATCAGCAAAAGGGGTGTTTTCTGTAAGGAAAATATCAGGCTGCTAACGTATCGGTGGAGGTTAACACCAAGTAACCAGCCGTAAGCGATTAGCAACTGGAGATATATACCTGCCTAATTGGTCAAGCAGAGCCCATTTCTCTACCTGAAATCCATATGCCAGCAGAGGTTTTATTATTATGAATTTAGAACAATTAAATACAATTATAGATGGACGGATTGACGAAAAAGCCAAGTCGTTCACTGCTCCCCCGGAAGATCAGATCAAAAAACTCATAGCCGAACAGAGCGATGAGTTTGTTGCCGGACAGCTCAAGGAGCAGTTTGAAGAAGCCAAGGCAAAACTCACTGCAATGCTCCCCGTTGAGAACGAAGAAACTAAAGCTGCAAAAGAGAAAGCCAAGGGTTTTCCCGATGGCAAATCATTCCTTGGTGCTGTTATGCGGGCTAAATCCGGTCGTGGATATGACCCCAGGTTAACCTACCTGGATGCTAAAGGTGAAGTTCGCTCTCCCGTTGCTACTGAGCAGAAAACCGCCGGACACATGGAAGTCGGAGACGATGCCCAGGGTGGGTTTTTAGTCCCCGAAATTTTCAAAGCTTCCCTCTTGCAGATGGCCCTTGAAGAGTCAATCGTAAGGCCGCATGGGGCTACTGTCCTCCCCATGACAACCGATTCGTTGAAAATCCCCTATGTGGACGACACAACCCATGCCTCTACCGTTTTCGGTGGGGTGTTGGGTCAGTGGACCGCTGAAGCCGCGGCTAAAAGTGCTACCAAACCCAAATTCGGACAGCTTGAACTTGTTCCCCATAAATATGCTGGAATTACTTATGCCAGTGATGAACTCCGCTCAGACTCCGCTACTGCTCTTGAACCCCTGATCACCTATATGTTTGGCTCCGCTTGGGGCTATTTCCAAGATGACGCTTATCTCGTAGGCACTGGAGTTGGACAACCGCTAGGTATCCAGAATTGTAACTGTATGATCAACAACCTTCGGCATACTTCCGGTGATGTGATGCTCGAAGACCTGGCCGAGATGTGGAGTAGACTTCTTCCCAGTTCAAAAAAACGCGCATATTGGATAATTAATCCGACTGTACTGCCCCGACTCATTCAGTTAGGTTCAGGCAATGCCGCAGCCGCTTCCGGAAAAAACCTGGTGTGGATTGATAATGCCGCCAAATCTCACCCCGTGAAAATTCTTGGTAGACCAGTTATTGAATCAGAAAAAATGCAGGCCTTGGGAACCGCCGGAGACATCGGCTTATATGATTTCCGGTATTACTTAATCGGGAATCGTCAGGACATCACCATTGATGTCAGTTCCCACGTAGCTTTCACCACAGATGAAATTTGCTGGAGATTCGTTTTTCGTGTGGCCGGTCAGTGTTGGCCCCAGTCTGCTATGACTCTCAGGCGTGGTGGGACTAGCGTTTCACCTTTCGTTCAACTTTCCGCTGAAACCAGCTAATCGAGGCTAGAAATGGAAATTAAACAAAACAGCGGATTCTCAAGTCTTAAAGAATTCATGGTCACAGTCCGCAAGGTATGCGACGGAGAGTTGGCAAGTAGTCGGCTAGAAAAAACCGCAGGGCACATGGAATCGGGCGATGACGCTCAAGGTGGGTTTTTAATTCCCGAACAGTGGGCTCCTGGTATCTACCAGGCCGCTGAGCTTGAAGGTGCAATCGTCCGTCCCCGTGTTGATGCCGTCGGTCACGTGTTCCCGACAAAAAGTGATTCCCTGAAGCTTCGCACTCTGGTTGATTCTGACCGGAGCTCAAATATCTTTGGTGGGATCGTTTTCTATACCATGTACGAAGCCCAGGAAAAGGCTTCAAGCTCAAAAATTACCAAACCGAAAATTGGACTACTCGAACTATCAATACACAAAATCATTGGTGGGTGTTACGCATCCAATGAACTTGAAGATGATTATGACGCTACATTTGAAAAAGTTATCAATGCGAGCTTTGGTGCTGCTGTTCGATTCGTGGAAGATGATTATTTCATCTGGGGGACTGGTGTAAATCAGCCCCTTGGAATCATGAATGCTCCTGCTCTAATTACGGTTCCCCGTACCCAGGCAGGCGAAATTACCCAAGATGACATAGGTAATATGGCCGAGAGGCTGCTTCCCGCTAGTTGGGACAGGGCGGTCTTCTTGATTAACTCTGATACAGTTGCGCAGATAATGTCACTTGATGCTGTAGAAAACAATGTTGGGAATATCATCAATTTGAACACCGGGAAACTTGCAGGGTTTCCTTTTATTGTCACGGAAAAATGTGAAAGTCTCGGAACCGAAGGGGACATAATCCTAGCCGATTTTGGACATTATGCCATAGCCGATAGAGGCTTGGCGATAGCAGGGTCACGCCACACCAGCTACAACGATCAAGGTTTCGCGACCGATGAGACGTTCTGGCGGATAGTGCTCAGGGTAGATGGTCAGCCGTTGTTGGCCGCTGCAATAACCCCCCTCAGGGGGGCTAATACCTTGAGTGCATTTGTGACCCTCACAGATTTTGTAAGTTAAAAAAATTTATAAGGAGGCAAAATAATGGCAAACGTACACGTTTTCAAACAGAACTACCGAACTCAAAAAGGTGATATGTCCACCTCCCTCGGCGCAGAAACTACTCCCGATACTGATTCTATCACGACTCCCATTTTCGTTGACATGAGAAACTATGATCTCGTGCGTGGTGTTGGTCAGGTGTCAAACATTTCATCTGGTTCAGTAATCACGCTGCGACTCTGGGAAGCCACCGCATCAGGCGGGGGCGGATCTCAATCTCTCACACATACCTATGCAAGTGTTACTAACACTTCCACACACGCAACTGCTGTTGACATTCTGGAAGTCCAGGCACGGGGTGAAGACCTATCCTCTGGATACCGGTATGTTGGTGCGAAGCTCTCAAGTACCGAAGCGGCCGGCAGTCAGGTAGCCTCTGTGCACTTGGTTCAGGGGCGCAGTCGATACAAACAGACTACCATGCCCACCTAAATGACATAGAACATCGAGGGGCGGGCTCTGGGTCTAAACCTGGCAGCCCGTCCCCATCTTATAAATAATGTTCATTGTTTCCCTTTGTTCACTACTTGGTGAACATCACAAATTAATGAACAAAACATTCACCGAGGGAGGAGAAAATGTTTAAGAAAATAGCAATAAAACTTTTTATATTATCATTTTGCGTATCCGGGGTATTAGCCCAGGAAGAAAAGGTTAAGGAACCCGAGATTAAAACTTGGAAGATTCCGGTCTATATGGTCGAGAACCTTCAATACATGGTTGATGAATTCAACCGCAATTTCGAGGCCAAGGTTGCCTCATATAAAGCCGAACTCATAAAACGGTTTGAGGAGTTTAAAGACCTCCCTACCGATGCAATTTTAGATATTCAAAACGGCATTTTTGTTGATCGCGATGGCTACGCAAGAGCCCTTGAAAAGGCTCAGAAAGAACAGGCTGCGAAAGAAGCCGAAATAAAGAAAGAGAAAAAACCACCGGAGGATAAGAAATGAAACTTCAAAAGAAAATAGATTATTCTGGGGGAAGTAACCCCATTTATGTTGGCGAGTCCGTTCCCGGATCATCGCCAGCTTCCGCAAAATGGCGGATATATAAAATCACCTATTCCAGCACTAATCCAGAGATAACTTCCTGGGCCGATGGGAGTAAGGATTTCATAAAGGTATGGACCAGCCGGACAACCTATACTTACATAACTACCTAAGTTTTAAGGGGGGAACATGAGTAATTTGCAAGACTATTGGTGGAGAACTGATGGGTATTACGACAACGAGCGGGGAAGGAAATGCTTTTCAGTCGTAAAGTTTTTGGAGAAAGAGGGCATCCTTGAGGAGCCCATGAACTATCAGCGATTCACAACAATCATGTATCAGCTTCGCAAGATTTTGTTTATATGACATGAGGGGGGAGAGATGAAAATACTATGGAATAGCTCGACACCCATAGGCATATCGGGTTATGGAATTTGTACCCGCGAGCTTACCAGGCGAGCGCACGAAGATGGTCATTTCATCCGCATAGCCACAAAGCACGGTTATTTCGGCTGGCATGAATGGGAAAAGGGGATAGATGTTTTTGACGGCAATCTCAACCACCTCAACCGGATGCTTGAGTATGAGAAGTTTGACTATGTTTTCTCTCATTGGGATATATGGGTACTCAATAAGAAGAAACCCATATTCCGGTTTCCAAAAGAAAAATGGGTTGCGTATATCCCGATTGATACTGAGAAAATATCTACTGCGCTTATTGATGTCTCTAAAGATGTCGGTATACCAGTGGCACTCTCAAAGCACGGGAAGCGTGAACTTGAAGGGGCAGGGATTAAAAACGTCCTCTATGCTCCACACGGAGTAGACACAAAAGCCTTTTGTCCGAATGAGAAGGGGCGGCAGGCCGAACGCAAGTTCTACAAGTGGGATAACGACACCTTTGTCATAGGCTCCGTAGGGCTTAATTATCCTGATGATCGGAAAGGGTTTATCCAGCTCATGCGAGCATTCAAGATGTTCCATGACGATCACCCCAAATCAAGGCTTTACCTGCATACACACGCACCTGGGTTAAACCCTAACACGATTAACCTGTCGGAGATTGCGGTGAATTTGGGGATAGAAAAACTCATATCCTTCCCTGATCAATTAGGTTATGACCTTAATCACATAGACGAGGAATGGTTGAGTGACACATATAATTCGTTTGATGTGTTTTGCCTGCCTACGCTTGGAGAGGGTTTTGGGCTTCCACTCATAGAGGCCCAGGCTTGCGGTGTTCCGGTTATTACAACCGATACGACAACCGGCCCAGAACTCGCTGGTGATACCGGCTGGCTTATCCCCCAGCATGAAGATGATTTACATTACATGCCCACGGGAACATGGCGAGCACACATCAGGCCGTCAGAAATCCTTAAATGCCTAGAGCTTGCCCATTCAGCTTGGAAGTATGGGGGGTATGGCAAGATAAAAGAGAATGCCCGGGAGTTCGCCCTTCAATATGAATGGGATGTCATCTGGAAGAAATACTGGCAGCCGATTTTTAAATTGATGGAAGCTAAGCTCATCAAGAGAAAAAAACGGAAAAAGAAGAATGGTTAAAATCGAGTTTCTTGAGGATTTTCAATGCTGCTGGAAAAAGGGTGATGTGGGAGAAGTCTTAGACCGTTTCGCACACGCGATGATTGAACAGGGGATAGCCAAGGCAGTTAAAGCCCCGCCTAAAAATAAGATGGTTTCCGGTTCGCCCAAGAATAAGGAGATGTAATCATGTCTGTTGATCCATTAATTGCACTCACATCTGTTGCAGAGGTTTTGTCTTACATGGGAGATGCCGTTGAGAAAGATGCCCTATGGTTATATTTTACCG